GATTTTAAGGTATCAACACGTATCTTTGAGGTTGAGAATGATGTTAACTGGGGTCGATTAGGTGATTGTGACGATTATTTCTGGACTACACCTGATGAAAGACAAGAAGAGTGAATGGATCTTGCATTGGATAAATCAATTATCCATTAAAAGACCAGAATTGGGTAATTTTAGTATCTGTCCCTTTGCATTAGGTGCTAATTTTAGTATTCAAGAACAAAAATTACATCGAATAGTGCCAGATCCCAAGTTTGAGGTTATAATTTACATAGTTGAAGACAATCTTGAAGCAGAATTTCTGTATGATGCGGTTGATGACTATAATCGCAACTATCCTGACTACAAATTCATTGCAGATCATGGAAAAACAAAGACATACATACAAGGAGTAATGACAGGTAATGGAAAATACAACTTAGTCTTGGTAAATAAGGGAAAAGAAATTCTAGAAGCAAGAAAAAAACTTGCAAAAACCAATTATTATGATTATTGGGATAAAAATTATCTAAAAGAAGTACTAGAGGACGATTATGGAATCATCAGAGACTAAAAAAGAGTATACTGAAAAGGAATATTGGGAAGGAAAAGTTCCTGATGAGTTGTTTGAGGAATACTTACAGAAGTATGGATACGAATATACTCCGTGATGGGATATAAATAAATCTAAAAGTATCAATAATGGCGATTACACGCAAATCAAGAGCATTTAAGGATATAAGTCTGTCTTTTTCACCTCATCCAGTGACAAAAGACCTTCCTGTGCTACTTAATGAACGTGCAATCGTTAGATCAGTGAGAAATTTAGTTGAAACAATACCCACTGAAAGGTTTTTCAACTCTCTTTTAGGTACAGACATACGAGATTCTCTATTTGAAAATTATTCAAGGACAACAGTAACTGTTATTGAAGATCAAATACGTGAAACAGTATACAACTTTGAACCTAGAGTTAGTAATCTTGGTATTGAGGTGGTAGGAAGACCAGATTTAAATGAAATAGAGGTAAAGGTACTTTTTGATATAGTTGGATTAGAAGTTCCAACACAATCTTTCAGTTTTATATTAGAACCAACCAGATAATATGCCCTTTACTCAGTACACTAGTTTAGACTTTGAAAATATCAAAGCACAGATCAAAGATTTTCTTCGTTCAAACTCCAATTTTAAGGATTTTGACTTTGAGGGGTCAAACTTTTCTGTTCTAATTGATACTTTAGCGTATAATACTTATATTAACTCATTTAATGCAAACTTAGTTGCAAACGAAGCGTTTTTAGACTCTGCAACAATTCGTGAAAACGTGGTTTCACTTGCTCGAAATATTGGATATGTACCACGTTCAAAAAGATCAGCGATTGCAACAATAAAACTAGATGATGTTGACATGGGACTTACTTCAAATGCAACACCAAGGAAGTTAACACTTAGATCAGGTCTTATATGTATTGGAAATAGTGAAAATACAACATATCGTTTTTCGATACCTGAAAATATCTCATCAACTAGAGTTTTAAGTAAAAGTGTAGGAACAGATTCAAATGGAGATCCTATAATTCATTCATTTGCTCAATTTAGTGATGATATAACCATATATGAAGGAACATATCTTAATCGTTTATACAGAGTTGATACATCACAGGATCAAAGATTTATAATCGACAGTCCTGGCATTGACGCATCAACATTGAACGTATATGTAGCAGATCCAAATCAAGTTACGGTTGGGAGAAAGTATGCAAGGGTGGATAACATATTAAATTTAAATAAAAACTCTGAGATTTATCTTTCACAAGAAGTTCAGGATGAAAAGTATGAAATTTTATTTGGAGATGGACTTTTTGGTAAAAAACTTGAAAATGGTTCAAGAATTACTGCAACTTATATTGTAACTGATGGAAAAGATGGAAACGGTCCAAGTAATTTTAGTTTTCAAGGAACCTTCTCAAAGGATGATGGAACATTCTTTACACCATCAGATAGTGTAGCAATAACTACTGTCACAAACGCTTCTAATGGGGCAGAAGTTGAAGATGTGTCTTCTATTAAGTATTTTGCACCAAGACTTTACTCAGCACAACACAGGGCAGTTACATCAAGAGATTATGAGGCAATAATTAATCAAATTTACCCACAGACAGAATCTGTTGCAGTCGTTGGAGGAGAGGAGTTAGACCCACCACAATTTGGAAAAGTGCAGATAAGTATTAAACCAAAAAATGGTACTTTTTTGTCAGATTTTGATAAATCTCAAATTAAAAATAAACTTAAAAGTTATGCGATTGCAGGAATTAATTCTGAGATAATTGATCTTAAAATACTCTATATTGAACTTGATTCAATTGTATACTATGACCCACTAAAGGTAGCATCACCAATCAATCTAAGAACAGATGTTTTAGGTGCATTGCAATCTTATGCAGATAATGTTGAGATGAATAAATTTGGTGGAAGATTTAAGTATAGTAAAGTAAATCAATTAATTGACCGCATTGATGATGGTATTACATCAAATATTACTAAAGTAATCATTAGAAGAGATTTAAATGCTTTAATAAATCAATTCGCTCAATATGAATTATGTTTTGGTAATAAGTTTCATATCAATTCTGGTGGATATAATATTAAGAGCACAGGATTTACAGTCTCTGGTAGTACAGCAGTAGCATACTTTACAGATAGTCCAAATAAAGACTCTACTGGTAATCTTGATGGAAGTATGAAAGGAACTATTAGTGTTGTTACTAAAGATCAAGAAAATAATATAAAAGTTCTATTAAAAGAAGCAGGTATTGTTGATTATAAAAAAGGTGAAGTGGTATTAAATACCATCAATATTACATCAACTGTCTCTCAAAACAACATAATCGAAATACAAGCATTCCCCGATTCAAATGATGTAATAGGTCTTAAAGATTTATTTGTTAGTTTAGACATTTCTACTAGTAACATAAATATGTTGAAGGACGTAATAGCATCAGGAGAAGATGTTTCAGGTGTTGTATTTACCAGAGATTACTATACCTCAAGTTACTCAAATGGAGTTTTAGAGAGGAAATAATTTATGTCACAAATTGACAAAAGAATAAAGGTCAATACCATTATTGAGAATCAGTTACCTGAGTTTATCTCAGCTGATTTTCCTAATGCAGTCGAATTTTTTAAACAATATTATATTTCCCAAGAATTTCAAGGTGGTACAACTGATTTAATAAGTAATTTTGATCAATATTTAAAAGTTGATAATTTAGTTCCAGAAGTTATTGTAGGTCTTACATCTATTACGTCGAGTATAGAATCAACAGATACTACAATCAACGTTCCAAGCACTAAAGGATTTCCTTCAGAGTATGGTTTATTAAAGATAGACAATGAAATAATATCTTACACTGGAATAACATCTACTTCATTTACTGGATGTATTCGTGGTTTTAGTGGAGTAACGGGATATAATGTTGGTGTATCATCTTCACTTATTGATGTTAATAAAGAGAGTTTAAAATTTGAAGAAACTACAGCATCTTCTCATACTAATGGTTCATCACTTCAGAATCTATCTGTTTTATTTTTACAAGAATTTTATAGAAAATTAAAGAAGACATTTTTACCTGGTTTTGAGAATACAACTTTAACCTCAGATTTAGACGTAGGTAATTTTGTAAAATTTGCTCGTTCGTTCTACCAATCAAAAGGTATAGAAGAGTCAATTAGAGTTTTATTCAAGGTATTATATGGAGTAGAATCGAGGATTTTAGATCTTGAAAGTAATTTAATCAAACCATCGGATGCAGAATATATAAGGAGAGAAGTTATTATTTGTGATTTAATATCTGATGGAGATCCCTCAAATTTAGTAGGACAAACAATATACAAAAGTGATGATTTAGAAACTAACGCATCTATATCTGAGGTTGAGATATTTAATAGGGATGGTAAAAATTATTATCGTTTAGCACTATTTGTAGGATATAATGACCGTGATTTAATAAAAGGTATATTTTCAATTAATCCATACTCAAAAGTTTTATCAGGAGTATCAACAACCGACTCAGTTATATCAGTTGATTCAACTGTTGGATTTGGTGCTACAGGTACTCTCAAAAGTGGAACCAATACAATCGAATATAAATCAAAAACTATCAATCAGTTTTTTGGGTGTACTGGCATTGATATTGCAATCAATACTTCAGATAATATTAGAAAGGATGAATTTGTATTTGGATATGAAAATGGTGATATAACTAAAAAAGTTGAATTAAGAGTTACTGGAGTTTTAACTCAATTAGTAACTGATACTAATACATCTCAAGTTACAGAAGGAGAAAGAATATTTGTAAAAAATGTTGGAGAAAAAATATTAAATCAGTCTTTAACTTACAAACAAAAATTTGCTAATAGTTGGATTTATAACACAAGTTCAAGATTTCAAGTTGATGTTACTCAAAATGTAGATGAAAATGGAGAACCTACTGGTGGTGGTTCACTAAAATTAAAAACAAAAATAGATAAATCATCTATCAAAAAGAATGATTTATTTCAAATTCTAAGAAGAAATGAACAAGTTATAGATGGATCTTTTATAGTTGAGTCTATTGTTGAAGATCAAAATCAAATAACTACAAATAGTTTAGGATTTACTCCTGTATTTGGAGAAGAATATGATATACGTAGAGTAATTAAAAAGGCATCTAGTACAGGAACTGAGATAAGAGAGGGAAATGATAACATTATATCAAATGTATTGAACGTCTATGTTGATAGTAGTACTGATGGATATGTTGCATCAAATTCATTGCCAAGTTATACTATCACGGATAAAGTTATTAATGAAACTATAATTGGTATCGCACAAACAACGGTTAATTTTGCATTTGATGGGAAAGATGAAATTACTGATTTGTATAATTATCTAAGTTTTAGTTTTGATACAAATAGAGACATAAAATTTATACAAGGTGATGCTGTAGTTTATAGTTCAATTAAAGACCCTAATTCTGCAAATAGCAATCCAAGAGAGGTAATTCCAGGTTTGAATGATGGTCAATTATATTATGTTGATCCACAACTAGAATCACCTGGTACAAATACTAATAGAATAGCATTGTATTTGTCCAGAGCACAAATTGGTACAGCAAGCACTGTTCCAATTGGAATAGGGGTGTCTTCTAAAGATCAGCATGTATTTACATTACAGAAACATCATGGAAAGAAAATAAGTGCTAATAAAATTTTAAGAAAGTTTCCTTTAGACCAAAATTTATTCAACTTAACAAATAATGATGAAAATATAACTGATATTGGAATATTAAAAAATGGTGTGGAATTGAGATCTCCTGTATCAGAAGATGTTATAAATTATGGTGGTTTAACTGAAATTGATGTAATAAATGGTGGTTCTAACTATGATATCATTAATCCACCAAAAATAATTGTAGAAACTAGCACTGGTAATCAAGCACAGGCAGAACCAATTTTATCTGGATCTGTTGAAAAAATTCTTATCGATCCACAAGATTTTGATATTGAATCTGTGAAGAATATTTCATTGACAGGTGGTAATGGTAATGGATGTGTTTTAGAGACAGTATTAGGAGAAAGATCTAGAGAATTAAGATTTGATAGCAGAGATATATTTTTTGGTGGTGGTATTGATATTGATAATGAAACAATTACATTCCAACAGAAGCATAATTTAGAAAATGGTGAATTAGTTTATTATTTAAATAATGGAAATCCATCTCTAGGAATAGGTGCTGCTTATGATGGTACTAACACTATTACTGGAACATTAGCAACTGGAGACCCATATTATGCTAGAGTCGTAAATCCTCAAACAATTAGAATCTACAACAAACTAAATGATGCTCTATCAGGAATCAATACAGTTGGATTATCAACTGATACAGCAGCAAGTGGTATTCATATTTTTAGAACTATATCAAAAAATACTATAATTGATATAAAGGTACTTGAACCTGGAGAAGGTTATCAATATCGTAAATTAATTGTAAAACCATCTGGAATATCAACTTCCTTTGATACTGTAAATTTTGTAAATCATGGATTTAAGCATGGTGATTTGATTAATTATTCACCTATGGTTGGTATTGGTTCGACAATGCCAAAAGAAATTCAGGGATTATCAACAACATCATCTTATTATGTGATGAAAGTTGATGATGATTCATTTAAACTTGCAAATGCTGGTGTAGGTGGCACATCTATTATAGATTTTGAAAGAGGGAAAGTTGTTGGTTTAAATTCCACTGGAACTGGATATCAAATTTTTACATATCCTGATATTAAAGTTAATCTAGAAGTAGGTTATGCTGGTACGGTAACGGGTGATTTTACTATTACACCTCATGTTAAAGGTTCTTTCACAGGTGCTTATGTGTATGAAAGTGGTTCTGAATACGGTTCAACAATATTAAACAACGTAGCGAAACCAAGTATAAGTATTGAGGGTGGAAAATATGCAGAACTAAGACCTGTAGTATCAAATGGTAGGATTGTTGAAGTCGTTGTAGTTGATCAAGGTGAAAATTATTTTTCAAATCCTGAAATAGAAATAACATCCTCTGATAATAGTGGTTCAGGTGCCATTGTAAGGTCTATAGTTGAAGATGGTAAACTAATCGGTACAGTCGTTGTAAACTCTGGTATAGGGTACAGTGAGTCCACTACAAACGTAACTGCTACAACTAATGGTATAAATGGTGCATTTGATCCAACTGTAAGAGGATTACAAATAAATGAGCAAGTTAGATCAGGTGATTCTGCACTAGTTTCCAGAGGTGACTTTTTAAGTTTTAATATTATAGGTTGTGATCAAGAATTAGTTACAAATTTAGAAAAAGATAATTTTGATGTATTAAGTAATGGTGATTTTGATAAACCAACAAATCACTCATCAATAATTGGTTGGGCATATGATGGAAATCCAATTTACGGTCCATTTGGATATACAGATCCAAATAGTATAAATTCTACTTTGAAATTAATAAGTTCATCATATGTTAAAAAAATAAGTGATGTTACGAATAGACCATCTGGTTTTGAGGCAGGATATTTTATTGATGATTTTGTATATGATGCATCTGGTGATTTAGATATACACAACGGAAGATTTTGCAAAACTCCAGAGTTTCCAAATGGTGTATACGCTTATTTCGCAACTGCAGAAGTGGATCCCAATGGTAAGTTGATTGGATCGTATCCCTTCTTTGTAGGAAAAACATTTAGATTACCCCTAATAGAAGATAATCTTAAATTAGATCATGATTTTGATTTTAATAGTTCGGGTTTATCAAGAAATACATATCCCTACAACGTATCTGAGGAGTTTGCTAATTATGATTTTATCATTGAATCTAATGAATCAATAAATTCAGCAGCAGAAGTAACATCTGTATCAAAAGGTGAAGTTGAAAGTATTAGCATACTTAATCCAGGAACTGGATATAAAGTTGGGGATATTGCATCATTTGATAATACAGATTCAAATGGAACAGGTTTGAATGCAGAGGTAAGTGATATAGTTGGTCTTGGAATTTCTACTATTGAGACAAATCTTTCATTATTTGAAAATTTGGTATTTACTTGGGATAAAACTCAAGTCAATGCAAAATATTTGCCATTTGTTGAATTGAATGAAAAGGATAATATTTTTGTTTCTGGTTTAAATAAATCTATCCAAGGATTAACTGATTCATTCAAGATTGGAATAACTACCTCTCGTGTAGCATTAATTGCACCAACGAAATCAGTAACCACTGGTAATGTTGCTGTAGAAGATATTTTTGTAAACAAGATACCAAATGATGTTTCTATTGGTGGAACTATAAGAGTTGGTTCGGGAAATACATCTGAATTCCAATCAGGAACAATTGACGAGACTATGCAGGTAATTAATATATTTCCTACAGAAAAAATAATTCGTGTTGTTAGAAATACTGGAGTAGCACATACTTATGGTTCAAATGTTGATATACTAAACTCAGTTATATCATTACCTTTAAAGACAAAGTTATTTGAGTCTCAACTAAATGATGTTGTTTACTTCAATGCACCTCAACAAATTGGAATAGGAACAAGTGGAGGAGCAGTTCAAACAAGTTATTTTGTTGGAGAAACGATAAAATCTATATCAATACCAAATAGACAAATTTATTTACCCAATCATCCGTTTGTTACAGGACAAAAAGTAAAACTTAATGTTCCAAATGCTGCTAATAAGCAATTAAATGTTGCAACTACTGATGATCCAAACGATACGAATGGTAATTTTTCAATACCATTTCTCAATACAGATAACTCAATTGATTTATTTGTTATTAAGAAAAGTAATAATTATATTGGTCTGTCAACTGTTTCAATTGGTAGCTCTAGTGAAGGACTTTATTTCAAAACAAATGCAAGTAACATCAGCGGTATCAACACTCATCTTTATAATATAACATCACAATTTGAACAGGTAACTGGTGATATTGAAAAAGTTACAAGCATAGTAACTACAAAAGTCTCTGCTGCAAATACAACAACTCATAAATTACAAAATGGAGACGTTGTTACAATAAATGTTGTTCCAAATTTATCGGTTGGTATAAACACAACAAATCCTGTTCAGGTTGATTATAACTCAGAATATGAAAAATTGATAATAAACCCAAGAAAATTTGAGAGTGCAGATGTTGAAACAAATAGAATTGATATTCAAAATCATGGATTTGAAACAGGTGATAAAGTATTTTACACTGGTGATGGTTCAGGAATAGAAAATGGATCTTATTTTGTTTATAAAATAAGTAGCAGATATTTCCAACTTGCAGAAACTTATAGTGATCTTTACTCAGATCCAATAAAATTAATTAATATTTCACCAAATACTGGTGGAAATAATCAATCAATATCACCTATAAATCCGCAAATTAAAGTATATAAAAATTCAAAACTTACGTTTGGTTTATCAACAACAAATCTCGCAGACTTTGATTTCAAAATTTTCTATGAAAATGGAGAAAATGAATATTTAAGTTCTCTTGATTCAACTATATTCAATGTTCAACAACAAGGAACTATAGGTTTAGGAACTGATTTAAATGATCTTGTCGGGGCAACTTTATCTTTACAACCCACAACATCTACACCTCCAGTATTGTACTATGGGTTAACAAAAGGTGGATTTATAAGCACAGCAGATACTGATGTACAAAATTATTCTCAAATTTGTTTTGTAGATAGCATTTATAACGGTGATTATAAAATATTTGATATTACAGACGATAAATTTAGTTTCTCTCCAAAGGCACCTGAATTTTTAAATTATAATGAACTAAATTGTGAGGTAATTGAATATTCAACAAAATCTACTAATGTTATTGGTGGTATAAAGGATCTTAAACTTTTATCTAAAGGATTTAATTACAAAAAAACACCGATATTTAAAGAAGTAATCTCAGATAAAGGAACAAATGCTAATTTAACAGTTAATTCAAGAAATATAGGTCAAATTAAGAATATTAGAATGTTAAATATTGGTTATGAATACACATCTGATAAGACCTTACAACCAGAAATTCTTATTCCCCCAATTATTAATATTGATAATTTAGATCAAATAACCGATGTTGAAGTTGTAAATGGTGGTACAGACTACACAACTCCACCAAGTTTAATAGTATTTAATCCATCTTCAAATACTATTGTAGATGATCTTTCTTTAGATCCAAAGGTTCCTGGTCAAACAATATCATCAGTTGATATTATAGCATCAATAAATGGATTAGATTCTGTTGAGCATAAAATTTTTGCAGTTAACAATTCTAATGGTATAGGAATTAATTCAATACAATCTAGTTCTGGAGGATTAGTTACTTGTTTTATGGAAACACCATTTAACGGTTTCCTTGATCCACAACCATTTAAAGTTGGTGATGAAATTTATGTAGAAGGAATACAAAGAATTGGAGAACCAGGATTATCAGGATTAAGCACAGGTACAACTGGGGGTGCAAGTAGTGGAGAGGTTCTAGGAGATGGATTTAACTCCTCTGATCACAATTTCCAATTCTTTAAAGTTGTATCATACACACCAGGTACCACTACGATTGTAAAATATAGTGTTGCAGGTGTTACTACAAATCCAGGTATTGCAAAATCATTCCAATCTGGATACGCATCAATTATTAACAAAGAAAATTATCCAGAAATACGTCCAATTCAAACTAGGGGTGTATTTCAACAAAATGAAATACTCACATTGAATGGTGAAGAATCTGGTCTAACTATTAGTGAAATAAGAGATGACTATGTTAAATTAAATGGAGTAGATTATATTAAAAATGGTGATAGAATTACAGGAAAAGTAACAGGTGTATCAGCAGAAATAGCAAGTATAAAAAATAATTTAGCCAAATTTGAATATGACTTCTCAAGTCGTCAGGATATCGGATGGAATGATGATATTGGTAAATTAAATGATGATACTCAAGTTATTCCTAATAATGATTATTACCAAAATTTATCATATTCTGTAAAAAGTTCTATTCCTTGGGAAACATTCTCAAATAGTTTGAATAGTATTATACACCCTGCAGGTTTGAAAAACTTCTCTGATACTTTTATAGAAACCAAAACTAAAGTGGGAATAGGTACCACTTTATCATCAATTGAAGTTTTAATACTTGATTTAATTAGTGATGATAATAGAGTTGATGCTATTAATAATTTTGATAATGCATTGGACTTCAATAGATTAGGAAATAAATCCAAAACCTTATTATTATCTGAGAAAAAGTTAACTAATTTTAATAAATGTATTACAAATAGAGTTCTTATTCATGATGACGTTAGTGATGAGTTTTCTAGCGTAGGATTTGCTAATAATTCAACTACCTTAAATGAAATTAATGGTAAATTTGTACATTATTTGGTACAAATAGTTGATCCTGATTCCTTTGATACACAATTAAGTGAATTAGTTGTTTTGGCAACAGAGGATGATGTTTTATTAGTGGAAAAATCAACTGATAGTGCTGGAGTAGGAGATGGTAATGTTGATGGAAATTCGGTTTTAGGTACTTTTGATACTGAAATGAAAAGTGATGGAACTAAAAATTTATTGTTTAATCCCATTGAAAAATTTGAAAAGGATCATGATATCAAAATAATCAAAACTTTTTATGACATTGATGCGTTGGGTATTACAACTAGTTCGATTGGAAGTATTCAATTAGTAAGTGCAAATGTAGGTATAGAATCTTCTATTATAGGTACAGGATTTGTTACTACAACAGTTGCTGAATTTAACAAAGATCAATTTAATGGACTTCATGCTACTATTTTTGTACAGGACTCACTTTCTAAAGAAATTAATTACAATGAAATAATAGTTGATTTTGATGGTGTAGATACGACTACTTCTCAGATTTATATTGACGATAAAGGTTCTACAACAACAAATACTGTTGGGGTTGTAACAACTAGAATGGAAAATAATATTATTAAATTACAAATTGAAAATGATAGAGTTGCAACTCTTGACGCAAAGGCAAATATAGTTGGTTTTGGAACAACAACCGCTGGTATTGGTACCTTTAGATTTTTAACAACAGGACAACCTCCAGGTAATGAAAGAAGTGCGAGATTTGAATCTACATTCAATGTTGGTACAGGAACTTCTATTTCTTATGCTAATCTTGACAGAACAACGGATGGTTCTATTAAATCATTAATTAAGGTATCTACTGGACAAACTTCTGCTATTCATCAAGTTGTTGCGATAAGAGATGCCTCAGATGTTATGGTTGTTCAGTATCCATACGTATCATTGGGTTCAACTTCTGGAATTGGTTCTTTCATATCAGATACAAATGGTGATAATATCTCATTACTTTTTGTTCCTGATGCAGAATTTACTGATGAAGTCACTGTTCAGTCTTATAATCAAATTTTATATACAGAATCTGATTTTAATAACCTTGCAGGTTCTTTGAAATATGGTGCTGTAGAGACAGAAGTGTTATTGTCAACATATGATGGGTTAGCAGGTAGAAGAGCAAACAAAACTAAATTTGAACTGGAATTTGAAGGAACACCAATATACAGTAAAACATTCAATCCTGATGGTGTAGGTCTTGAAAAATCTACAGGAATATTTACTATACCCAATCATTTTTATAATACAAATGAAGAACTTTCATATGAACCAACATCAACATTCATTGGAATCGCTGCCACTGCAGTATCAATAGGTGCAACAATTAATAGTGCTGGTATCACCACTGATATTTTACCATCGACTGTTTTTGCAAAAGTGATAAGTGAAAACAAATTCCAATTATTCCCAACAAAAGAAGATGTTACTTCAGGTGTTGCAATAACATTTACTGGTATTGGTGCTGGAAATGCTCATAAGTTAGATATGTCTAAAAAATTGTCTAAGACAATTATTGGATTGGATGGCGTAGTACAACAACCAATTACATTTACAGATTTAAATTATACTTTAGATGTAAATATTGGTGTTGCAACTACACAATTCCCATTGAGTGGTATTAGTTCAATATCAACGTTTGATGTATTGAAAATTGACAATGAATATATGAAAATTATTGAAGTTGGTTTTTCTAGTACATCAGATGGAAGTGGACAGATAGATGATCAATTAAATGTTTCTCTAGGAATTTCAACAATACCAACAGTTAGAGTTCAAAGAGGTGTTTTAGGAATTGCTGCTACTTCACACACTAATGGTGATACTGTCAGAGTACATAGAGGATCATTTAATATTGTTGATAGTTCAATCCATTTTATTGATCCACCTAAAGGAAATACTCGTTCAAGAAGAACAGATAGTGAAATACCTTTTGTAAAAGCAAACTTTAGTGGTAGAACTTTCTTAAGACAAGATTATACTACAAACATGTTATTTGATGATATCTCAGATACCTTTACTGGTCTCACTACATCTTATGATCTAAAGGTTGGAGGAGCACATACATCTGCAGGTATCGGTATAGGAAATGGAGTTGTATTCATTAATGGAGTATTCCAAACACCAGATACAACAAATAATACAGGAAATCCAAATAATTATGGAATTCTTGCTGATACAGTTGCTGGAGTTTCAACAATTAGATTTACTGGTATTACCTCAGAAAATGGTCAGTTCATAGTATCAGATTCAGATATTAATCAAAATCAAATACCTAGAGGTGGTCTTATTGTTTCTCTTGGTTCTACTGAGGGTATAGGATATGCTCCATTGAATGGTGCTAAAGTAAGGGCAGAGAAAAATAGTAATGGTGAATTGACAGGTATTGTAGGTATTGGTACATCATCAGGATTCAGTATAGGTATTCAAACTGCTGATTATAATAAAAACACTGGAATAATAACTGTAACTACAAACGATGTTCATGGATTTGGATTAGATAGACCTACTTCAGTTAAATTAAAAAATCTTGAATTTAGTTGTGTTGGATATAGTGGAGTTACAACAACGATATTCCAAGATCATGAGAGACCATTATTCTTAGTAGGTATTGTATCAGAGAGAAGTTTTGAAGTTCAAGCAGGACCAAGTACAATTGTTCATACTTACGAAGGTGGTGGTCATGCATTTGAGTTCTTTGAAGATTTAACATTTGGTTCTGGTTATCGTGGTGGTAGTGTTGCAATTGGAGTTACTGATATTGCATATGAACATAGATTTGTAAGTTCTGGTATTGGATCAATTAAGAAAACAGCGTTCTCAGGAGCATCAAGTCAAGGATTTACTGCTACTGATGCATTATATGAATCTCACAGCGGACTTCTTACATTAACCATACCAAATCATACATTTACAACAAGTGATACAGTTGGTATTGATACTGGTGGAATCGTATTCAAGTGTTCAAAAGATGGATTCATAGGTAATCATCCATATCCTCGTACAGTATCTAAAACTAGCTTCCCTAACTCAGATCCATTTGCTGGTTCATTTGTAAGTATAGGTTCAACTTCTCTCAGTACAGTCACATTTAATGTTGGTGCTGGTGGAGGTGGAGGATCAGGTGCTGTTGTAACCGCAACTGTGGGTGTAGGAGGGTCTCTAGCGTTCAATATTACTAATCCAGGTTCTGGATATGTAAATCCAGAATTAATGATACCTGAACCTGTATATGAAAATCTTGAAGTTGTAGGTGTATCTAGATTAGGAGTTGGAGCGACTACTGATACTGGATCAAATCTATTATTAAATGTTGGAGTTAGTGCTGCATCAACTACTGTTGGAATTGGTTCTACAACATTCCAAATAAAAGATTTTGAAATTGCAAGAGCAGGACATTCTTTCAAGAAAGGAGATAAATTTAAACCTGTAGGATTGGTGACTGCTGCTCATCTTTCTGCACCAATACAGGAATTTGAATTAGAGGTGTTGGAGATATTCAACGACAAATTCTCTGCTTGGCAATTTGGTGAAATTGATGCGATTGATAGTATTAAAATATTGCAAGATGGAAGAAGAACTCGATTCCCATTATTCTTCAATGGTGAACTAGTAAGTTTTGAAAAAGTACTTGATGACCCTCGCTCTGCTTTAATTGACTTAGATGCTGTATTACTTATCTTTATTAATGGTGTATTACAGAAACCAGGCGAAGCATATCAATTCCAAGGTGGAACTACATTTTCATTTACAGAACCACCTAGTGGAGAATCTGGTGCTGGTTTAAATGACAACGATAAAGTAGATATTTTCTTCTACAAAGGGATTGATGGTGTTGATGTAAAACTTCAAACTGTAACCGAATCAATAAAAATAGGTGATAATTTAAGAGTTTTTGCGAATCAAAACTTACTTGGAATAACTACATCCCAACAAAGTGAAAGAATAGTAAAAGAAATTCTAAACACAGACATACTTGATACTGATATTTACACAGGACTTGGTATTGACGAAAAAAATGAAAAACCAATAAGGTGGACTAAGCAAAAAACTGATTTTATTATTAATGGTCAAGTAATCGATAAATCTAGATCTATCTTAGAACCTCAAATTTATCCTACATCAAAAATAATTGGTGATTTGTCTGTTACATCTGGAAAGGGAGTTGGTAATTATGATGGAATATTTGTTGATGATGCTATTCCATTTTTCTATGAGAACAAGTATCCTAATTTTACAGTTGACTCTGTTGACGCATTAATTACATCTGGTGATGTTAATAAAATTCCAGCAACTGCTGAAGCAGTTATTTCTGGAGTTGGTACTCAAAAATATGTTTCTTCTTTAAACATTACTGAACAAGGTTCTGGATATGAAGGTGTAGTAAACGTAAGAATAGCAGCACCACCTTCTGGAATTGGCGTTGGTGTAGGAACAACAGCAACAGCAACTCTAACTGTTTCAAATGGACAAATAACTGGACATACGGTAACTAATATTGGATTGGGATATAGTTCTGTTACTCCACCAGATGTAATAATCGATCTACCTAAATTTAAAACAGAAAAATTAACTGGAATATCTGATTTCCAAGGTTATACTGGAATTATAACTGGTATAACTCAAATTACCAGAAGTGGTGGTGGTCCAGCACTTAGGTTTGACTATCATGCATATGTTAAGAATCTTGATGGAACATATAGTGATCTTATTCCAGCAAATCCATTACTACAAGGATATCCAGTTCTAATTACTGAAACAAAAGTAGGAAATGGACTTACATCTGTAGAGCCTGGCAATGCTTCAGTAGTAGGTGTTGGTACGACCTTCGTTGATAATGTTTATGTTGTTCATTCTATAACAACTGATGGATCAAAAGGAACTATTGTATGTCATGTTCATACAAATAGTGCTAGTTCCATCAGTGGTATTAATACTCAAGGATTCTATGATGGTGATCTTTCTACTGCAATATCTCTAGGTAGATTAAGTTGGGGAAGACTATATGGGGAAAAAGTTGCTCGTGCAGGTAATCCAATTTCTATCGGTGTTACTGGAATGACTATTAATAGTGGACTTACAACTTTCCCTACAATACAGAGAAAGAGTTATGATAATCTAGGAGAAAGAGGACACAGATCAAGTGGTTCAATAAGGGCTGTTATAACTTGATATGGTAAACCCCTATAAATAGAAAGAAAAAGTATAGATACGATGTCAGCAATTGTTACTGATCAATTTAGAATTTTAAATGCAAATAATTTTGTAGCGTCAGTAGAGGATACAAATAATTCATATTATGTATTTTTGGGATTATCTAATCCTACGGGTACAGAGACTCTAGTGGGGTTTGGAAGATCAAGTGATTGGAATACAGTCACACCTGCACCAACAGATAGTTTTGCTTATCTTGGACATAGTAGTGATACAATGATGTTTGGTAAAAAGGTATCATCTGCTAATATTAGAAGACTTATTAGAAGAGTGGATTGGGTATCTGGTAATAGATATGAAATTTACAGAGATGATTACAGTGCTAAAAATCAAAGTCCAATTACAAAATCAAATAGATTATATGATGCCAATTATTATGTAATGAATTCTGATTTTAAAGTTTATATTTGTATTGATAATGGTGGTTCAGGAACTAACTTATTAGGTAATGTATCTCAAGACGAACCTACATTTACTGATTTAGAACCATCAAAAGCAGGTAATAGTGGTGATGGATATAGATGGAAATACCTATTTACAGTATCACCAAGTGATATAATAAAATTTGATTCAACAGAATTTATCACCGTTCCAAATGACTGGTCAAACACAAGAGAGACTCAAATTAGAACAGTAAGAGAGAATGGGAACTCTGACGTAAATTCAAATCAAATAAAGCATGTTTATATTGAAAATGCTGGTATAAACTATGCTAATGGGTTATCTCAAGAAGTAAACATAGTTGGTGATGGAACGGGTGCAAAAGCAAGAGTTGATGTTGTTGGTGGAAATATTACTAATGTTACAGTTAGTGCAGGTGGAAAGGGTTATAGTTACGGTATGGTTAACTTAGATACTTTAAGTTCTAATGTACCAGCAAATGGAAGGGCAAAGTTGATTCCTATAATTCCACCTGGCAAAGGTCATGGAGATGACATTTATAATGAGTTAGGAACTGATAAAGTTATAATTTACTCTCGATTTGATGATTCTACAAAGGATTTCCCAAGTGATAACATATTTGCACAGGTTGGAATTGTTAAAAATCCAACTCAGGCTGGAACCTCAATAACTTATACTGACAATACATTTTCATCGTTACAAGCTATTAAGTGCAATCCATCAACATCTCTTGGATCACCTATAGTTGGTGAAAAAATAACTCAAGTTTTGACATTAGATAATGCACAAAAAATTGCAAAAGGATTTGTTGCATCTTATGATGATGATACTAAAGTTTTAAAATACTTTAGAGATAGATCAATTTATTTCAATACTACAACTTATGACCATACAGATTATGCTGGAATAACTACATCTGGTATAATATATCAATTTGAATCTTCATCCTCTGTTGTAAATGGTGAAGAATCAGGATTTACAGGTAAAATTCAAACCGAATTTTCAGGTATTTCTACTAATCCAACTGGAACTAAGTTAATTAACCTCGGAACTAGATTCGTAGCGGGGTTATCTAATTCTGAGATAAATAAAGGGTCGGGACAAATAATTTACTTAGATAATAGACCAGAAATTGTGAGAAGTACTCGACAAAAAGAGGATATAAAAATCATACTAGAGTTCTAAAATGCCACAAAAGACAAATCTAAATATAAGTCCTTATTATGATGACTTTGATAAGGCGAAAAATTTTTATAAGGTTCTTTTCAAACCTGGAAGTCCAGTACAGGCAAGAGAATTATCTGGTTTGCAATCAATATTACAAAATCAGGTTGAATCCTTTGGAAAACATATTTTTAAAGAAGGATCAATGGTCATACCAGGTGGCATTGAGTATGACACAACTTATTTTTCTTGTAAAATTAATCAAAATCATCTTGGTTTAGACGTTTCAATATACTTAGATAGCATAATTTCAAATAATAATGGTAAAGGTACAAGAGTAAGAGGTCAAAATTCTGGTATTGTTGCAACTATAAAAAATTATGTTCTTCCTCCTGATGAGGGTGTAAATGAACCAACTATTTTTGTAAAATATAATAAATCTGGAACAGATTCACAAAGTGTATCTTTCCCAGATGGTGAAATTCTCATATTAGAGGAAAGTGTAACTTACGGAAATACTACTTTGAATGTTGGTGAAACAATATTAACTTTATCATTAGAAAATGCTTCTGCAACAGGTTCTGCCTTTGGAGTAAGTGAAGGTGTATATTTTGTCCGTGGTACTTTTGTTGATGTACCAACATCATTATTAATATTAGATCCATATGATAACAACCCATCATACAGAGTTGGATTTGATATCGTAGAAGAAGTGGTAAATGCTAATGATGATCCATCCTTATTTGATAATGCAAAAGGATTTACTAATTATGCTGCACCTGGTGCTGATAGATTTAAAATATCAGTTAAATTAACCAAGAAATCCATAAACGATTTTAATGATACTTCTTTTATTGAATTGTTCAAGGTTAATCAAGGTGTAACTAAGAAACTGCAAGATGATTCAGTATACTCGCAGATTAAAAAATATTTTGCTAAAAGAACTTATGATGAGTCTGGAAACTATGCAGTTGAACCATTCCGTGTTAGTTTACAAAATTCATTAAATGATGAAATTGAATCAGATGGATTATATATTGAAGATCAGTTAACTGATGAAGGTAATAAACCTTCAGAAGACACTATGTGTGTTAAATTATCACCAGGTAGAGCGTATGTAAAGGGATATGGTGTATATCTACATGGAACAACCGTTTTAGATATTGATAAACCAAGAGATGTCAAAGATGTACCCACTGCATCTGTACCATTTAGCATGGGTAGTTTGCTTCGAGTAAATAATGTATTTGGAACACCATATATCAACTTAGGTGGAGATAAT